TCAACATCTGTTTCTCTATCTTGAGGTTTTCCTAATTCAACATCTTTATAGAAACCTGAGACTTGTTGTTTTCTTAAATCGTTTTCAGAAATTTTTACACGATGAATAATTGCTTCCGCATCATCTAATGAGGTAGCTGTGTACGGAACAATTAAATCATCTGCAGGAACAAATTTACTTACGGCTCTTTGTTCCATTTCGTCATAGTAGACTTTTTTAAAAGCTGATCCAGCTAAAGGTAAATTAAATAACATTTGATCAAATTCAGGTTCATATTCTTTCATCTGATCCATGATTTGATAGTTCATAAAATCTCTAACTCTATTTGCTTGATCTGTTTTTTCTGGAGAAGGCACTCCTAAAATTTGTGTTCTTACCGGACCATCTGCTGGTAAAAGTTCTTTGTAAGCCAACGCTTGAAATTGTGTGACTGCTTCTGCTAATACTGGATGCGTTGCACCACTTGCTCCTTGAAATGGTTCTGAACGCATATCATATTTGAAACCTAATAAATCTAAACCTTGTGTATAAGTTCTTTCCCAATCTTTTCTTGATGCAGAATAATCCATGTACTTAGAATTTAAATCAGATGCTAAAGCACCTAAAACATCATCGGGTAAAAATTCTGCTAAGTTTGCATAATGCTCATCACCACCTTCTGGAGATGCTGCATTTGGATCTAAATTAATATCAACTGAGCCATCTTCGTTTTCAGTGACTTCTACATCTTCTGGTGCTTGAGCTTGTTCTTGAGCTTGTTCTACAAGTTGTTCTTGAATCTGTTCTTCACCAGGTATCTCAAATTCTTTTCGCGGTTCGTTTGGAAGCGCTTTGTCTATATCTGCCATTTATTTTCTCCGTAAGTTCAATTGTTTTACCAGTATTATAAGAAATATTCAAGCCTTGACTCACGGGCCCTGATTTAGGTGGAATAGTTCTAGTTAGTCGTTTAGTCATTTCTTATTATATCTCTTACTCTAATTAAATCAGGTCCTCCAAGTGGATCTTTATACAATTCTTGTGTTCCACCTCCAACTCCTTTAACTTTAACTAAATTTTTTAATTTTTCTTTAGCTAAATTAGCTAAACTGATTATTCCTTGTCCTTTTGAAGATGAAGGCATAACTCCTTTTAATTGGGTTCCTGCTTCTTTAGAAATAGCTAATTTTGGATTAATTAATTTTTCCTGTATCATAATTCCTGAAGGATCAAATCCTGTTCTTTTAAAACTAAGTCTTGATTTAGTATCTTTGTATTCTGGAAATTGAGCTCTTAGTTTTCTGTCTTCTGTTTGATATTGTTTAAATGCAGCAAGAAGTGCTTTAGCATTTGTTTTCTTTTTATCCAATTCAGAATAAACTTTATCTATTGCTGTTGTTAATGGTTTTTCAAATTTAGAATAACTTTTAATATTAACATCCGATGGAAGATATCCTAAAGTCTTTAATGAGTCTGGAACATTTTTAGAATATAAATGAGACAGTTGTAAATTACCTCTTCCTTTATCACCAGATATTTTTTGCAACATTGAAACAGAAGAGTTTGTTTTTATCCAATTTTCTCTTTTTATTTTAGCTTTTTGTTTTCCTTCATCAGAAGGAATTTTTCCAACAATTGGATATTGTCCTCTAAAAAGATCCGCTGTCCTTTTACTATATTTTTCTTTGATATCATTATATCTTAAAAAATTATCTTTTATTTCTTTTGCAATTTTATTTTTAAATTCATCTGTTTGTAAACTTACTCCAGATTTTTTTGTATACTGATTTCCTCTAGGCTGCATTGCATATCTAGTTCCAAATTTATTGCCTACAGGATATTTATAAACATCTGTTTTAACTGGACTTGTTTTAGGAGGTCCATCAGCAAAACCTATTCTACCTCCATCTGATTTTTGATCTCTTGGAAAATACATTGCAGCGAAATCATTAATGTTCATACCTGTGCCTTTTTCAGAACCTGCTTCTACAAACATTCTTGTCACCATTGACCAATAGTCGCCACCATCTTTAAACTCAATTCGACCATCTACAAGTTTTGGTTCCGTAGATTGTGGTTTAATCATTTCATAATAATCTGATGTAGTGATTTCTTTATTCTGATATGCTTTTTGCTGTAAAGTATCTTTCATATACTGCAATGATTCAGGATAAAACATTTTCTTTGCAGCTGGAGTTTCTAAAACTTTTAAGCTTTCAGTATATCTTGGTTTTGGTTTTGGAAGAAGTGGCTCTCCTTTTTCCAGGAAATAAGACACGATGTCTTTAGCCATGTTAGTCTCCTAATATAGAAGCGACTCCGCCTTTTGTTCTTTTAATTTTATCTTTTTTTGCAGCTTCAATTAAAGCTTTTACTTTTTCAATATTGATATCTAAGTCTTTAGCTTTTCTTCTAGATGGAATGTCTGTTGCTTTTTCTTCTCTAATTTCTGCTTGTCGTTCTAATCTCTCAGGTTCATAAATTTCTGCAGAACCTGCATTAGAAAAATTGGTTCTCATAATGCCACCACCCATAGCTTGACTTCTTGCCATTCTTAAAAACTCATCAATCGACATAACCGGTTGACCTTGTTCTTCAGCATCGTATTTATATTTTTCATACTCATCCACAATCAATGGATCATAATCGCCTGGTTCGTATTCTGCCATTTTAATTGATGGAGCTTTTCTTCTTACAGATTTTTCTTCTAATACTCTTTTAGCTTCATCTATTGCTTCTTGTAGACTAAAACCATTTTCCATAAACTCATCTACCAGTCTCTCAAATTCTTTTTCATTAGCATCCATTGATGCCATTTCGTTTTTAAGACTCTTGATCCCTGAAGCCTGATCCATTGGAACTCCTAACATTTTTTTAATGTCATCAAATTCTTCCATTGGAATATCTTCTTGTTCTGGAATATCTTTTTCTGAACCCATTGCATAGCCTGTTCGCATCAGGCCTCCGGATGCTTCGTTCTTTCGCATCATGTCTGCTTTATCCGCTAACATATTACTGTGCTCGTCTAGAGCAATTTTATAAATTTTAGCTTTCATCTTAGGACTTAGGTCAAAATAGTCATAACCCATGTCATCTGCTATGTCTGCTGCTAATTCTTCTATTGCGTATTTGTCCATAGTTTAATAATACACTTTTGGTTTTTGTTGTAAAGGCTCATCTTGATAATCTTCAGGATGATGAATTAAGCCTCCTTGTCTAAATCGCATAACAGCTTGAGTCATTGAATCGACCAAGTCATCATGATCTCCATATGGAAAGGCTGCACATTCTTCAATCACCTCTTGTGCAAATTCCATATCTGTGGGCGCCCATATTCTCCCTGATTCAAACAGAGGAGAAACACTGTTAACTCTGGTATGTTTATCATTTCCTTTTGATGGTGTAAAGTTTAAAACAGGGATACCCATTTTTCTTAATTCATAGGTTAATGGCAATCCAGAAGCCTTAGATTCAATGATTACGGTCTCCGGGTTCCAGTAGCCATATTGTTCCATTGCAATTCGTCTTAGTTCAGGAAACTCATATCTGCCTTTTATGGCATCTAAAAGTAATAAAGCTTTCCCGGAATCTTCATTAGGAGTAAATACTCCCCAAGTAGTAATAGCAGAATAGTCGGCTGTTTCTTTTTTCATGAATGCGGTGTCATATGATTGTATCACATGTTCTAATGGTGGAAGTTCTTTATCCCAAGGTTGCCACCACTCCCTTTTGATTAATGCACCTTCTTCTCCAGTTGGATTCTGCATGTATTGTGCATTCCATTTTGCAAGTGGAATAGAAGCACGAACTGCTTCCAAATCTTTTAGATTCCAATATTCCGGCCACAAAGGTTTTCCTGATGGAAGGATCGCAGGAAATTCTATCACTTGCCATTGATCTGCTTTAGGTTCTTTTTGTGCTTTGATCAATCTTCCTGCTAAATCTTTTTCATTCCATCTTGTCATTACAATAACAATTGTTCCACCAGGTTGAAGACGTTGTCGTGGTCCTGATGTGTACCATTCATAAGTTCTATCAAGAGCTTGTGCATTCATAGCATCTTGTTCAGTATGTGGATCGTCAATGATTAATAGATCGGCACCTCTTCCAGTAATTGCAGAACCAACACCGGCCGCATAATATTCTCCACCTTGTTGTGTTTCCCATTTACCAGCAGCCTGACTATCTTCTTTTAATCTTGTTTGAAATACTTGTTTGTACTCTGGTGAATCCATAAGTTGTTTCGCTTTACGTCCGAACCTTACAGAAAGTTCTGTAGTGTTAGTAGATTGAATAATTTTTAATTTAGGATTTCTTCCAACCATCCATGCAGGAAGTAAGTAAGATGCAAATTCAGATTTAGTATGTCTAGGTGCCATATTAATTATAACACGTTTAACTTTTCCATTTGCAATCTCATTAAATTTTTCTGCAACTTCTTTATGGTGTTTACCTTCTACAAAATCTGGCCAAACATGTTTTACAAAAGCCATAAAATCATTTCTGATTTCAGATTCTTTTTTCTTGTCTTTCCATTTAGCCATGTAAAGAGCTAGTTCTCTTTTTACATCAGGTGGCAGCTTTTCAAATTTCTTTAATTTATTTATGTCCATAAAAATGCATTTGAAAAAAAATTTTGCAAAATTTTTTCAGATATGTTTTAGAATCCAGAAAGTATTTTACGGCTTTAAATGTCTAAATCCTTGTCTAAATCCGAAACCTACGGGACCCCTTTTTGTATATGTATAATTGATTATTTACTAAATTGCAAATTTTGGATTTGGTTTGGTACCTCTATGGCCTGCGACATTATGTCGCAGGACATTTTCATCACATAGGAGGGTATGTGTTCTGTAAATGTGGGTGCGACATATTGTCGCACCCTGTATTATTATCTTGACTTAATCTAACAAGACATAATACGCATCAATATTATTCTGTCTAAACCAGTTAAGGTTTTCTCTAACCTTGTCCCATAGTTTAGATC